ACGTTCGCCACCACCAGAGCCTTCACCCGAACAGGCTGGGCGTAAGATCCAGAGATGGCAACGGAGGCGAGGAGGACAAGGAGTAGGGTTCTCATAACACCGAACAGTGGGCCTGCAGTTGACCGAGTCAAGCCTTTTGTAAACAAATTTTACGCGGTCGGGCTGGGGTATCCCCATTCTTGTACCCCATGCCCGAAGAACGCACTCCCCCGCTCAACGCATCCTGGGTGGTTGTTACCCTCAAACGCCCCGCTCTGTGGACCAGAGGTGACTCTGAAATATGGGCGCTCAACCCCCATCGTCGGTACATTTTTAACCAAAATCAGATCCTTCACCTCAAGGATCACATCAACACCATCTCCGACTTGCACAGTGCGGGGCATGTTCGCCCTCTGAACGCCTCGACGCAACTGCAGGGTGCGCACATCCTCATAGACAGGTATCGTGACCGAGGAATTGGGGACTACCTTTTCCTGGGGGCTGTGCTGCAGTACATCTACGACCTATCGGGTGCGACGGCCACGCTGGATGTGTATGGGCTCCTGGATCGGTCCATGATCCTGCGCTACCACCCCGCCCTCAAATACGGCCCCCTGGCTGGCCCCGTGCTCTACGATGACCTCCCCCACTACACTGCCCACTGGTTCATCGAAAGCGTGACCGAGCATGTGGAGGAGCCCGACCAGCCCAATGTCTACGACCAGCTTTACAGGCAGATTGGCATTGACCCTGTGCATGTGGCACCCCGCTACAAGCGGCCCACCGTAACCCTCGTCCAAAGCGACTATCGAGATCTGGACGCCTTGTACGCCACAGTCTTTGCCAAGAATGGGGTTGATCTGCGCATCACACCCTTCATTGTCCTCTGCCCTTCCGCCTACAGTACACTGCGTGCCGCCCCCTACAGCCTGTGGCTTGATCTGGCTAGGACACTGGCCTCGAAGTACCACGTCATCCTCGTGGGGCGCACTGGCGACCAGGGGCAGCTCCCATCCCCTGACATGAGTTTTGGGGACTTCTACCAACGAGCCCAGAGCCTGGCGCAGGAACTCACGCCGCGTGTTCTCAACCTGATTGGACCAACACCCCTCCGGTTGATCATGGCGCTCATCTCCAGGGCAATGGCCGTTGTGTCCTTGGACTCTGGCCTCCTGTATGTGGCCCAAGCTTGCCGAATCCCAGCAGTAAGCCTCTGGGGCACCCACCCGCCGCACTCTCGCCTGCAGTACGATCCTGCCTACATGCGCGGTGCTATCTGGAAACGATCAGCTTGTCAGTTTTCGCCCTGCTTCGCCTACGCGGGGTTCCCCACCGACAAGTGCCCCAGAGGTTCCGCGCAGAAAGTGTGCGAAGTGCTGAGTGCCATCACAGTCAATGACATCCTCGAGAAGCTAGATGTGGTACTGGGCGACGAGCAGGGTGCTAGGCCACCGCCTCCCCTGACCTTGCCAGCGGCAGCAGCACCCAAGATCACGCCACTGGTGCCCTCGTGAACTTTATTGTTTACAACAGGTCGGGAATCTGAATTCTTGCAGGGGCATGGCAGACAAATTCCCGATTCCCACCCTGGAAGACAGGTTTAGACGACACCACACTCTCTTCCTCACAAAGGCAAAAGAGTTGGGATCCATGGAGCGTTTGGAGTCTTGGGTGCTGTCCATCCTGTGGGATGACCTGGAGAATGCAGAAATTGTGCGAGTGCCTGCACTCCTGCGGTCAGATGCGGAACTGATGGCGGGCTGCTCCGCTTCACGGAATACGAATGGCCAGGTTCATCCTATCACGCCGCTGAGCACAGGCGGGACACCGACGCAGACGAGTGCCCAACAAGAGATCCGACACTCGGGCAACAGGGGCCACCACGGTTCCAACCATATCCCCCAATGGGACAAAGCCACCAAATCTGCCTAGAGGACAGGCGGCTGAGGATGCTAGGGTATGCCCCAGCAAGCAACCTCCCCGCCATTGGGTGCAGGTACGGCAGATGGCCGTGCGGCGGTTAACAACCGTATTCACCGCATTACCGCGGCCATTTGGCGTTCACCGCGAACAGCCGGTCCAGTTCCGCCAACACCTGGTCTGCCAAGGGGCCTTGATCTTGGTGCTCCAGCCAGCTTGTCACCGATCGGTGCTGGTCTTCGGGAGACAACCTAGCCCAGTGATCCTGGAAGTATCGGCGCCCCAAAATCTGCTCCACATAGTCCAACGCCAATGACTCCGCTTCGAGCTCAACGGCATCAAGAAGGACCTGCTGGATGAAGGATAACGGAGTTGGAATCACTATCGTAACTGGTGCGTTACCAGTTAGGGCGTTCTCAAAAGATATGCCCGAAGTCAATCCACCACTCCACCTCCAAGGAACCGAACGCCCTGTTGTAACCGAAAACGGCAAGCGCGTGGGTGATCCTTTTGCCACGGTGGAGGAAGCCCAGGCCTTCGCCAAGCGTCGCCAGAGCCTTGCAGAAGCTGCTGGTCAGCCAGCCCCGCAGGTAGCTATCCGCCAGACACTCAACGGTTGACCCGTTCTCTCTGCGGGTGCCAGTTCTCGACCCAGCAGCCCTGATTCCCGTCCTCCCCGCGCTGGAGGACGTTGATGATCAACAGGCCATATTTGGAGCCCTATCCCTGGGAGCCAAAGTTGCGGCCAGGACGCTCGGGCGTATTGGCCAGACTCCCATCCCCGAGGACACCTATCGAGTCACAGACTTGGTTAAGACGGTGGTGGATGGGATAGCCACGGGCACAGATTTCAAGCAAATCTATCCCACGCTATCCCGCCTTGTAAACCAGCAGGAGAGCCGAGCAAAGCTACTGGACCAACTGCTCCTGTTTGATGACTACCGGCGTGTTTCTGCCTGGACGGAAGTGCGCAACGAGATTGAGGTGGACTTGATCCAGGCTGCCCGCCGCGGCGACCTACGACCAGCAGAGCGGCTATTCCTGCTCGAGATGGCAGACAAGAAGCTCCTGGGTATCCAGCGCCGCATTGAGGGTGGTGCCAGCGAAGTCAATGATGTACTGGGTCTCTTGCAGAAGGCCAACTATGCTGTTGAGGCTCAGGGAGAGGCTCTGAAGGAACGGTTCGCCAAGACCAGCTACCAGGGTAGAGAAATTGCCCGTAAGCTGCTCACCAGGCTGTCCAGAGCCCTGGCGGAGAGCGACAGCAAGGGTGCGACATGACCCGAACTGAAAACGTCGATCGGCTGCTTCGGGAAGTGATCGAGGGGGAAAACCTGGATGTCATCCTCAAGGCACTCTCGCCGGCCGACCAGAATCTCCTCTACGATTTGGTGGCGGAACTTCGCGAAGGTGGCGACGGAGTTCTGGATGGTCTATGGCATCTGGACTATGTCCGGAAGCCTCCAAGCATGGAGGAATTCATCTCGGATCCCTACTGGCTTGGGAACACCTGTCTACCAGACGAGGATGCCGAGACACCAGGGCTTTTTCCAGCGTGGAGAGAGATCCTCACCAGAGACTTAAACCTCGACAGCAGGATTCATAACTTAGTGCTAACAGGATCACTTGGGTCAGGAAAATGCCTGCGTAAAGGAACCAGAGTGCGGATGGCAGACGGGGGTGTTAAACTTGCCGAAGATATTCTTCAAGGAGATCAGGTGATGGGGGATGACGGCACTCCTCGTAATGTGCTAAACCTAGCACGAGGCCAGGACCAGATGTACACTATCCAGCCTACCCGTCCTAAAAACATGCCACCGTGGGGCTGCACGGCTGACCATCTACTTGTCCTAAAACGTTATCGGGGATCCCGGCGTTCTGGCACTTGGCACGAAGTGCACGAAGAGGTACGAGCAGAGGATGTTTACAATAATTGGCAGACGCACAGATATCACAGATTGGTACGCACAGGCTATGAATTAACAGAAGTACCCGTACCTGTGGACCCGTACTGGCTAGGTACTTGGATGGGTGACGGACATGCCGATGCTCCCAGACTGACTATCTCCTTGGAAGATCCAGAAATTGCCGAGTCCAACGACTGGTACGCTAAATCTCTCGGTCTAAAGGTAACAATCACAGCCAACAAGTCATCAGATCAAGTGTTTGTTCACTCTCCCGCTGACATTCGTGGTAAGTGTGGTAACCCAAAGAATATCCTGTTGGATAAAATGAAGTCACTTGGCCTATGTGTAAAGACAGGATCAGGGTACTCTAAATTTATCCCAGAGGTGTACCTTAAAAATTCCAAGAAGGTGCGCATGGAACTGTTGGCCGGATTGTTGGACACGGATGGCAACAAGCAGGTTAATGGAGGCTATGAGATAGCCCAAAGCAGGTTTGAATTAGCAATGCAGATAAAGGACTTGGCCGAGTCTCTAGGGTTCAGCTGTGATTTCTCAGAGAAGATTATCCATAGCCCAAAGTTCGAATTTCCGTGTGTTGCCTACCGCCTTTACATCGGTGGTGCCTATGATGTGCCAGTTCGGGTTGCCAGAAAGCAATCAGACCAGCCTGTTGCCACCCGAGCTGGCGGCAACAGGCGTTGTGCTCAAGTGACTGGATTCACTATCTCCAAGGATGGGGTTGAAGACTACTATGGGTTTGAACTGGGCGGAAATCACAGGTTCCTGTTGGCAGATGGGACAATCACCCATAACTCAACAGTTGCTGCATTGATTGTGTGCTACCGAATTGCGCTCTGCCGGTTGCTTCGAAACCCCTTCGCTTTCCTGAACATGATGAAGGACACCCCCATCGTATTCGCCATGTTGTCGGTTACGAGGGCATCGGTAATGGGAACGATTTTCGCCTACGCGATGCAGCACATGTCGCTGTCTCCCTTTTTCAAAGAGGTCTGCAACTTTGATCCCACCAGGAAGTATGCTGACATGGCGATCCCCTTGGGCAATCAGTTGTCCTTGATTGGCGGATCCCAGGGGCAGCATGTCCTCGGCAGGAACACCTTGGGTATTGCCATGGACGAGGGCAATTTTAGGCGGGAGAAAAACCCCGACATGAAGGCGTATGCTCTCTACGATGAGATACGGCACCGCATCACCAACCGTTTCCAGAAAACCGCTGGCTACCTGCCTGCCATTTGTATCCTAGCCTCGTCGGCACGGGATGAGTCCAGCTTCACCGAGCAGGTCATCACCGACATCAACAAGGTAAATGATCCTCGTACTCAGCGTGTTTACAGGTTGTCAGCCTACGAGGTCAAGCGCAAGCACCTATCCCTGCAAGATCGGTGGTTCAAGGTTGCCTTCGGCCTAAAGACGCAGGCCCCAAAAATCCTGCTAGGCTGGTACAAGGAGGATGGGACACCTTTGGAGGATGCTGCCGAACTGGAGACTGCCCCGCAGGGGGCCAAGGTGCGCTTGGTGCCTGAGGACTACATGGCTGAGTTCCAGCGTAACACAACCACCTCTTTGCAGTCCATCTGCGGAGAGAGCACGGGTGGCTCCTTCCGGCTCTTTGGGGACTTTTCCATTGTTGAGGATGCGATCACCGAAGGGGATAGGTCGAACCTGAAAAACCCATGCACACTGGACCGAGTGCCCATGTCAAATCGGAACAACCAGGAACTCTGGGATTACCTGGACCACAAGCTACTTGTCCAGAAACAACTCGGTCGATTCATTCCACTCCGTGACCCCGGAGCACCTAGGTTTGCCCACTATGACCTGGCCACCAAGAGCCAGGCGGCGGTAGCCATCTGTCATGCTGCTGGGCGACGGCTTGTAGACGGCATCTACGATGCCGACAGCGGACGCACCCTAAGCCAGTATCGACCAATCATTGAATACGACCTTCTCCTGGCAATTGTGGCTGAGCCTCAAAGCGAGATCAGCTTGATCAAGATCCAGAACATAATTTTCTGGCTCCGAGACAGGTGCGGCTATCAGTTTGGGCTGGTTACAGCCGATCAATTCCAATGCCTAGATGGCGATACCCTTGTAAATACGGCCCGCGGGATTGTTCCAATTAGTACGATTCAATCTGGAGATGTTGTCATGTCCAAAAGCGGGCCAAAACGGGTTACCAACATAGTCTCATACCAAGATGCTCCACGAATAAAAATCACCACACGAGGGGGGCAGATTGTGGGAACTCCAAACCACAGGTTGTGGGGTGCCAAACCACATTACATCGGGAACAGTGTACACCTCAGCAAATCCACACTTACCCCTACCTGGCTTAGATTGGATGAGTTATCTCCTGGGGATGTATTGTATTCGAGTCCAGGGGGATGTGTGGATGCTGATAAGGAGGTTTTGCTCCCCCCTCTCTCACCTGTACACAGGGGGTCACACCGCGTACGACACACCAGCCGGTGGAATCCACCCTCCACCCTTACTCCTGAATTTGCACAATGGTTGGGTCTCTATTGGGTGAAGGGGTGGGCTTCCAGCCATAAGCCAAAAAACAAGAAACATAATTACTCAACTATCGGCATTGCGTCACATAACCAGGATGTTCCAGACCTTATCGCAGCCTGGAATTTATTGGATTGGTACCCCCGTTTAGCTAAGTATCCTGACAGAAACAGTAGTGCCACAATTTCCGCATCTACTCGACTCTACAGATGGTTGGTAGAGTGCGGGTTTAAGAAGAGTCCGCAGAAAGGTAAACACCCAGGTTTGGAGGTGGGCATACCTGAACTTATAATGCGCAGTCCGACTGCGGTGAAAGCTGCGTTCCTACGTGGTCTTTTTTCTGCGGATGGGTCGGTTGGAAGATGGGGGGAAATAACCCTATCTTGTAAACACCTGCGCATGGTTAGGACCATTCAGGTGATGCTGCAAAGCTGCTGGGGGATGCCGAGCCGAATCACTATTTTAAGACGATCCTTCAAAAAAGGCGGCCCCATATTTGTGGGGTATGTGATCTGCCTCCGTGGGCCAAAACAGCTTTTCCTGGACAAGATTGGGTTCTGCTACTCACGACAAACCCTAAAAGCACAACAGCAGGCTTATCGTCCAGGTAGAAACCTCTTTAACCACGTTAAGTCAATAGAACACCTACCCCCTGGGACAGTGTACGACATCACGGTTGAGGATGATCCATCCTATACGGCTAATGGGTTCATTAGCCACAACAGTTCACTCGCCCTACAACTACTGGAATCGAAAGGGTTTAAGACAAAACCATTCTCCGTGGATAGGACCAAGGAACCCTACTACGCATGGCGCGACGGGTTCCAAGAAGGATTGATACGGCTCTTCCGTCACACAGTCCTAATGTCAGAGGCAGAAAACCTCCTGGACCTGGACAAGAAAATTGATCATCCAACCCATGGCGGGAAGGATGTGACCGATGCCGCAGTGGGAGCCTATTACTCAGCCATGCAACTGGGCATCGGTGCGGTCGGGGGTGCCGATGACATAATCCCCAACCTTTACAGCGAAGGGCCCCAGGGGGGCCCTCCGTCACTTGAACTGAAGTTGCCTACGGAAACACTTCCGAAGCACTCCTTCGAGGCCTGAAGTTCAGACCTTCTTGGCTGCGGACTGGGCGGCTGACTTGGCGTCCGCAACGGCGACTGCTGCGGCAGTGGCTACCGATGGATTCTTGCGGCCGACTAGGAGACCGGCGATGAATGCGACAACTGCAACGATTATGTTTACAAGCATGGGTTTTGTGGGTTGTTGGGTTGAGACCTAACTGGCAGAAATCACATCTTCGGCGAAGTGCTGTGGTGGTCAACTCTAAAATGTCGGAGAAAGGTCTCCTCATCGAAAAAGCGATGCCTACCCCTGCGTAACGCAATCCTGTAGACAACTTTGTTGCCATCCACAACAGCCTGAACTGGGTAGTGGGCGCCTGTTTTGAAGTAGCCTGTTCGATGGGTGCAGCGAGCATTCATGTGGTGGGGATAGCGGCGAGTTCAGACTTTGTAAACACACGGTTATCTTTGATGGTCCACTCGCCGCCAGTCAGATGGTCCCACCCAAGCACGGCTATTCCAAAGGCCTGCCATAGATCCGCCTTCAACCCATAGGTCAGGCCTTTTTTCGCTTTGGTCCCTGGGGCCCCGAACCTGTCTATCAGTGCCTGCCTTATACTGGCATCGTTCGCCTTGGGGCTGTGGCAATGGTGCATCTTCTCTTCCTGGCGGTACACCAATCGACAGCACTGCCTGTTGCGAGCACAGATCTCCTCGAGGCGACCGATCAACCGAACTGTCTCAAACACTTCTACCCCAACAGGCATTCCGTAGCTGCGTATCATTTCAATCACCACCAGCGTAAACACAGGGTTACTGGGCTCCCTCCGTGGATCGGTCAGTTCGCGTAAGCGATCCATCAGGTCAGAGTTTGGGAGAATTTCCTTGTAGAGGATGGAGGTGCCGTCCCACGACACCCAGGCACTTTGGGTGGTTCCAGGGTCAATAGCTGCTACAATCATGGCCCATAAGAACGGGGGTCTTGCCACAGTTATTGGAGTGACAACCGCACCCACACCGCAGGCTTTGGCAGCATTTACAACCGCCCAGTGGTTGCTTCAACAGCAGAGCCGGTCGGTTACTCAGGTTGGGCTCTCATTACCAAGCATTTTTGTTGTCACTGGATCGAATGTAAACAATAGCGGAATTGTCAGCCTAAGTGCCACTCTTACGCCCCAGGCGCATAACCTTGTCTTCTGCGGCCCAGCTGCCAGTGCATTAGGTGTTCCCTGTTTCCGGAGTCTTGTAAGTGCAGACATTCCGCCCATCAACCTTGCGTCCGCAGCATCTGGGGGAGTGGTGGGCAACCTCCCAGTAACAAACCTAAATTCTGGTGCAGCCGCCACGGCCACCACCTTCTGGCGGGGCGACGGGGTGTGGGCTGCCCCAACCACCGAAGGATATGTGGTGGGACCTGGCACATCCGTCACCAACACCTTGGCAACCTGGAACGGAACCTCTGGCACTGCGTTGAACAGTTTGGCAACTGTCAACAATGCCGTGTTGGTCACCTCTGCTTCTGGCGTGGCTTCCATTGCAGCCCCAGGAGGATCCCTGGTAGTTTCGAGTTCGGTGCTGAGTCTGGTGGGAGACAGCAGTTCCCCAGGGAACGATTATTTTTATGGCACCAACAACTCGGGGACCAAGGGATTTTATGCCCTGGCAAGCTATGGTGTCACTTCCATCTCGGGAACGGCCAATCAGGTCACAGCCTCGGCCTCGGTCGGTGCTATCACACTGTCCTTACCGACTACGCTGGTCAGCATCAACTCAGTCACTTCCGTTGCCGCAAGCAGCTTGGTCTTAGCAACTGGGACATCAGGCCCCGCCGTTATTTTTGACTCCGCCACGGGCGTTCCCACCTTTGCAGCTGGTGCAGATTTTGGGGGGGCATTGAGCGGCATCACCACGCTGGCCACCTCCTATGGGAGCATAACCTCCACTGGGCTCAATTCCTGCGCCATTGGCGCCACGACGCCAACAACTGGGGCGTTCACAAATGTCAGCGCATCCGGCGTCCTCACAGACACACAGACGATCGCTGCAACGTCTACAGATGGCTTGGTGCTTGCGAATCCAACTGCTGCGACGGGTGGCACGCCGGGGCAATGGAGCCCGCGGCTGCATTTCAAGGGAGCGGGGTTTGTCAACTTCGGTGGTGCTTCGCAAGTGTGCGAGTTCATCGCCGAAGCCCAGGTGCAAGGTGGCTTTGGTGCCCCGGTTGCAAATCTTGTGATTTCATCCCAGATCAACGGCGGTGGATGGACCCCAGGTGTCTCTATATCCTCGATCGGAAGCATCACTCTGCCGTCCGGGGCTTCTTTCTCATTCGGATCCGCAACGGGACTTGCCTACGTCAACAGCGGTACGGTCGGTGCGCTTGGGATCACGGCGACAACCAATGCGCTTGCCAGCCTGAATTCCGTCACTTCGGTTGCGACAAACAATTTGGTGCTGGCTACAGGTACCTTTGGAACTGCTTTGACATTTGCGTCGGCGACTGGAGCAGCTACCCTTGCAGCTACCACTACCTCCACCTCCACCACCACTGGAGCACTGGTGATCGGCGGAGGCGTTGGAGTGGCGGGTGTTCTTAATGTTGGAGGCACTGGTGTTGGCGGTACCGCCATTGCCACAGTCGGTACAATTGTAGGAGGTGGTTTGTACGCCAATGGCTATCAGTCAGTCGGCACCAGCTACAGCATAGGCATAGTGTCAGCCACAACGGTGCCAAGCAGCACAACTGGGTCAGTGATGTGCTTTTACGCGAATGGAACCCTGAGTGCTATCTCCTCGGTAACAAACACCTACGGTCTATTTGTCAATGACTACACGTTTAGCGGAGGGTCATCCACAACAAATGACTATGGCATCTACATCTCTAGCATCACGGGCGGCACTCACAACTACGCCATCTACACTAACGCTGGGTCAGTCTATTTCGGTGGTGCTGTGCAGATGCACAACTACGGTGCTGGAACAGCGACCTTTGACAGCAGTGGAAACATCACCTCCTCCTCGGATTTAAGGCATAAAACAAACGTCCAAGACTTCACAACGGGACTGTCAGAACTGCGCAAATTCCAACCCAGAAAGTGGAACTGGAACATAGACAGCGGGCTTAACCAAGAGGATAAAAACGCGGGGTTTGTGGCGCAGGAGATAAAGGACTACATCCCCGAAGCTGTGCCATACTCATCTTCAAGTGACCGATACACATTCCACCTTACCCCTGTGGTTGCGGCACACCATAACGCCATCCTAGAGTTGGATGCGCAGGTAACGCAACTGAAGAAGGAGAATGCCGACCTTCGAGCGCAAGTGGCCATGCTGCTACCGCGCTATACACAGTGACATAAGTCCTAAGCAGGAATCCCCGCAATCGCTTGCTGGAATTCCTTCCCAAAACTTGCTGTCGCCCCCTGTCGGGGCTCGAACCGCAAGACTTTAGATCTTGGATCCGTAAGCGGGGACAGGCGTGGGTTACAGAGGAGGAGCATAGGTTCCAGCCTATCCCTGTAAAGGCGCCGTGTATCGGACGCCTTTGGCTTTACTTGGCTCCAAACCCTGCTCCAACCTAGGAAGGACGTATTGCTACGCCCAGGTCGAACATGCTTCCGTAGCTGTCCGACTTTTTGTTTCCCAGACTTAGCGAGGCTTGACTGGAAGGGAAGGGGGAACAACGCTCTGCGTCCGATCTCGACTGCTGCGCAGGCGGGATCGGGTATCTGCAACGGGGTAGCCCAAAGGAGGTTTCCTATCTTGGAGGAGTAGGCAGGGTTGACCTCTGCGTGCAGGATACCTGCCTCTTGAAGCCTGCGTACGAGGACTTGGGTGAACCCACTCTTGAACCAGCAGTTGTTTACAAGGCGATTGAATCGCTTGCCTTTCTGATGGTCTTTGGCACCCAGACCAAGCCGTTCGGTTACAACTGCGGAAACTTGGTAGTGTCTGGCAGTAGCTTCGATCTCCTTCGCGAGGATAGAGAGTTCGTGTTTACGCTTATTTGTCTGATGGAGTCTTGCAGGTTGATTGCTTGCCAAGCCTAGCTTCTTGTTGAGTTCTGGATACTCGTATATGCCCCAAGCTGCTACCTTGCAGGAAGCATCGGGCTTGCCGTCTACGACGGCCCAGCCGATGCGGGAAGGGTTGAGGTCGAGAGCAAGGACTCTTCCTGGGATACTTTGAAGCAGAGTAGCAGGAGGGGTAGACCAGGAGATGGAGACAAGTGTCTCTGTAAGAGAGACGGAGAAGGGGGTGTCCCGTACTGTGTCGCAGCGAAGCTGCAATTCTTCGAGACGGCGACGGAGGGTTTTGCTCTTGTGGGAAAGTCTTAGGACTAACGGGAAGGCAACTCCTCTGGAAGGGTGGAAGATAACTTGGTTGTTGGCTAGGTCCAAGGTAGACAGGTGGTTTCCTCCCTGCTTACCATGGCTTTTGGCGTGCCCTTCGATGTAGAGAGGCAGCAATCGGGATGCCTTCCAATCTTCGTGGGTAATTTTGCCTTGAGAACGCAGGATAGCTTTCTTTCTGCCACCGAAGACAACCTTTCCTTCGGGGAATCTACTGTGCAAAGCTTTAGCTTTATTGATGCCCGAAAGGGTAAGCCAGGTGTGCAGGCCTTGTCCTACGGGGTGCTGCCTAAGGGCTTGGTAGAGTTCCTTCTCGGGGAGACCTTCGCAAAGCCTGTTGTAGGCTGTGCGGATAAGGCGGGACTGCCTCCGGCGCAGGTCTAGCAGGACGGGCAGGAGGCTATCTGGGGAGATATAGGGAAGTTGAACTGTCCGCATGTGCTTTGGTCTAACTGCTTAGGACTTATGTCGCCGTGTTTAGCTGCTGGCGATGGCCAAAAACTGATAGGTGGCAGTGAGCAGGGGGCTCGGGGCATAGCCAGCCAAGAATGCCCTGGCGTTGACAGTAACGGTGGTTCCTGGGGCATAGGGAAGCGAAATCAACCCAGCATAGGGGGTGCCTGACGATACCGAGGTTGGATCGGTTCCATCCAATGTGTATACTATCTGGGATCCTGCTGCCTCGCCCGATATTTGGAGTGTAATGCCGACGTAGAATATACCCCCCGCTATTGATGCAACCAAAGCATTCAGGCCAGCAGCATAGACGGTTATGCTCGGTGCTTGGATATTGAGGATGCCGCCGTACCCGTCGCTAATTTGGACTGTCGGCGTGATCACCGTGCCTGGAGCCAGACCAGCGGTCTGCAAAGTCACATTCGGGCCATACAGGGTTGTGGGCACACCGGCGAATGTCCACACATAGGTGAGGGGGTCACCGTCTGGATCCACAGCATTCGCTGCAATGTAGACAGGTGTTCCAGAGGATACGGCTGGGTCAGAGACGGTGATGGACACAAGTTCGGGCGGGTGGTTCACATCGAATTGGACACCAGCACCAACCGTGGACGTGAGGCCAAGAGTATCGGTGAGGGTCAGGGAGAAGGGGTAGTACCCAACTGTGGGAACGGTCATGGTGCGTTGCACGGTGTAGAGGCTTCCGCTGCCAAAATCCTCGAGTGATGCCACATATCCTGGCAAGACAGCACCATCCCAGAATGTCCAACTCGGGGTGACAACACTCTGCTGGGGGTCTGCCCCGATGGCAGCGAAAGAGAGGGTGACGGGGAAGTTTGTCCTGGATTCCGTGGTGTATCCTGCGATCGCCACAGAAGGGGGGTTGGGGGGTTCAACAGCGAGGTAGACAGGTAGCGTGCTGGTGCCGCCCATGGTGTCTGTGCATACCACATCAATGTACCCGCTCTGCTCCACAAAGTATCCAGGTATCTGAGTGCCTGTTGCAAAAAGGGATCCGTTTGCGTACCAGCCTGTGTTGACGGGGGAATTTTCCGCATCGGACACGTAGGCCATGAGTGTGGTGAGATAGGGCCCCACCTGATCATTTGGGAAAGCACCGGCCGCTGATATGAGAGGCGGATTGTTGACAAAGATGGAACCTGTCCAGGAACCTGTCTGGCCAAGTTGATCCACCGCCTGTAGGAAAGCAGTCTGCGAACCGCCTGCAATAAGGGGGGCGGTGATGGTGGGGTTTTCAGTGGCGGTGGTCCCACCGCTCCACAGAGACCACACAAACCGGGGCTGGCTGGCCGTCACATTGGCTGTAAGGGCCAGAGATTGTCCTACCTGATAGTATCCTCCAGCAGGTGGTGTCGGAGATATTGTGACCCCGTTGATTATGGGGGGAGCGATAGGAGGTGTGTTCGGTCGAAGGAAAGACCCGACAGACCTCAAATCGTCAAACCTGGCGGCACTCGAACTTGTCAGAGCATCGGAGGCGGGCACCAATGGATAGCCGAAGGGATTATCCGCAGGCACCGAGAAGAACTCAGTCTCATGCTTCGATGGATAAACTGACCCAGAATTGGTGATGTAACCCACCCATGCACCAGCCTGCAAACTCGGCTGTGGTATATCCACAGGTATTCGTGTGATTGTGAAGGGGTTGACCTGAACCTGATAGAGCCTCCGTTCCAGAGTTCGAACAGTCACCCCATAGAGCACAAGCGCCCGCTGCCAGCCACGCCGCGGAACACTGCGATCATTGGACCAGCTTATCTTCAGCAGCCATGGGCCAGTCAGCCCAGATGGGATAGGGATGTTGACTATCTGAGTGCCCTGAGAGTTGTATCCAATGAGGTCGGGCAGCAGCAACGCTGGCACTGATACCGCCGCAAACCCTGGAGCCTCCACGGATACCTGGATATCATACCCCGCAAAATCGGGGTCAAGTTGGCCTGAGTTGCCCACCGAAAGCGTCAGTTGAAGAGTGGTTGGCCCCAGTGCGGCGGTGGTGACCTCGGGCATCAATAATGTGATGTTTCCAGCTTGATTCAATGCTGGTGTTCCCAGCGACAACCCGAAGGAGTTTTGATCCACCCACCGTGCAAGCGGGTTGGTTACCGAAGATACCAGCTGGGAGGTTTCATAGAGGTTTGCCGAAGGGTATCCAGCAACCGTGCCCGAAGACACTTGTTGCAGGACATTTGATCCTGTGGCAAAGAGGTACACGGAACCAGACGCTATGCTTGCCACCCATCCCGTTGGATCCTCCGATACCTGCCCACCCCCTGGCAACGGGAATGCCGCTGGACGCTGCACTGGTGTTGTGACAAAGATAGGGCCGTATCCCTGATCATCCAAATGGCAGTCATAGATTGTTCCATTACCTTTTAGGTAGATACGGTCGGGTACAGAGTTTAGGTCTCCCCACCATAGGGATCCATTTGCGGGCACAGATGTCAGCACTCCACCCGTTGGACCATAGGGTTGCGATACCTGAGCAATGCTACCTGATGTGTAGCTAAAAGATCGGGTGAATGCTGGCAAAGGTATCTGGGAGCCCGCAAAGGTCACTGCACCATCCGCAAAAGGTGCCTGTGCCACTTGCGTACCCAGCCGCCACAAACCTGGAAGCACTTGATTTCCGCCAAGTCCAACCCGCTTGAACCTGGGGTCGCCCTCGTAGCTTCCATCAGCACCGTAGCGCACTACTGTGGCACTGAGGTAGGGTGCCGAACTGTCCTCCAAAGGGACATTCACCGGTTCAGCAAAACCCTGGCCCAACACGCGGAAACTGTAAGCGTCTCCCTTGTAAGAGTAACTGTATGGGACAGGGGGCCCGTTGGATAGACCGCCTGATGGGTCAGCAAACACATCCAGGCCCGACTCACTGAGTATCAAACTCAAGTTTTCAGCGATTACCTCCGTGCTGATAAAGCCGTAGGCCAGCGATGTCAGAGGAGGGGTATCAACTTGCTCAATATCGGTGAGCGACCTCGGGCTGCTCCAAACCGACAAGTCCTGCAAAGTTGCAACAGGGTTGGCGGGTGCTAGGACAACAACAGGGGAAGTAATCTCGGGTGGGGTTGCCAGGACTGTCACACCGCTCGGCGTACCAGCTCCGTTCTGGCGCACCAAAAGGGTCAAAGATCCGCTGGCATAGGAAGCATAGACATAGTTTGGTCCAGAGGGGCGGATAGGTACAGGCCCAGCTACAGTAGGCACAGAACCATTTTGCAGGGTGGCCACAACCGCAGATGACCCAGATAGACTGAGTTGAATCTGGCCTACGGTGATGGGAACCTGTGTTCCACTTGAAGATGGGTTGGGTGTTGAGGTCGGGGTTAAACGAACACCAAAGGCATAACTCGAAGAAATGTTGATTGGGGGACTGGTGGCTATGCCACCCACCGTCGAGAGTTCCCACCCATACTGGGAGTTATGCTGCCTATCCTGAGAGTTGCCTCCAATCAGCGGAGTCGAAATACCCGACAGCACTTCCCCCAAAGCGAGGGCGCTATCGCTTCGTTCCGTCAAAGGCCACCACCAGAGAAGATCCCGCAGCCTAGGGGCTAGGACTGCCGCTTGGGCAATGGGAAGCTTACCCGCCAAACGCAAGGGTACAAGACCCGCCAATCTGGCCTGATCTGGGCCACCCACTTGCAGGTAACCCAAAGCTGGCTGAGGTGGTCCCAGGGTAGAGTCGGGCAACAGATGCGTTGGGTAGGGAGATACGCCTGGCACTCCATCCATCACCCGCAACAGTTGGGGAGATTGATCCAGTGTTGTCCACCCCATTTCATTGGTGGAAGTAAGCGGTGCTGGATCCCCATTAAAAGGGGCGAACCTGTCCAGGTCAACCGTATCCCCCGCCGCAAGAATTCGTATGCGTCTCCATGGGAAATCTTCATCCCCCTGTGGTCCACCTGGAACATAGGATCCAGAGGGTGTATCCTGGTAACTCACAGGTGTTCCGTAAGGGGGTGGGGCATTGTACTGCGTGGGGTCCAGCTTCGAAAATCCAAGGGTGATTGATCCAGCACCCGCATGCGCAAAAACCCTGTAGGTGTTCTGCCCGAGATCATAACTACCCGAAGCATAGGGGCTCACCAAGGAAACTTGTGTGCCATCCAGTTCGGCCGGCACTGCTGATCCGCTGACAAAGTATCCTACGGCAATCGGGC